GATACTTCCAACACTACTAACATCATTGTGTTTATTTGGTCGGATGTTACCGATACAACTGCTGGAGACTTTCTTCACATTACAAATGTCCAACTAGAAGTCGGCTCGGTGGCAACCCCGTTTGAGCGCAGACCGTATGGGACTGAGTTGGCGTTGTGTCAGAGGTACTTTGTTAAAGATTTACAAGATGCAATTAGTGCAACTTTCTTAGTTGGTGTTATAGATACTTCTACAAGTGCTGACAGGTGCGGTATGCGTTTCCCTGTACCTATGCGTTCTGCACCTACAGCTGCTGTGGGTGGAACAGCTAACGCAAGAATTTATGATGGAGCATCTGCACCAGCAATTACAAGTATTGGTTCTAACTCATCGTCTACTTTTGGTGCATCACTTAGTCTTGTAGCAAGTGGTGGTGGTTTAACAGTTGGTCGTGCTGGAATCATTATTGATAACACCGCATCCTTTATTACTTATTCTGCGGAGCTATGATGTATAAACTACAAAAAGATAGATTAGATAATAAAATTGTCTCTGTTTGTAGAATAGCAGACGGTGCAAGCATCCCCTTCGACCCCGCCAACACCGATTACCAAGAATATTTGAATTGGTTGGCCGAAGGCAACGAGCCGTTACCGGCAAATTCCGATGAGACTTGATACTGACAAACGCCATCACCCATGCAACGGCGTCCTGCAAGCCTTGGGCCAAATGCCGTACGCGCAGGTGGTATCCTTGGTGCTGAAAATCCAGCAGCAGGCGCAGGCTCAGATGATCCCGCCCGAGGAAGAGCCACAGCAACCCTAAAGGAGTAGGCTTATGGCCTCCACGTATTCGACCAACCTCAAGATTGAGCTGATGGGCACCGGCGACCAGCCGGGCACTTGGGGTACCACCACAAACACCAACCTCGGCACGGCGCTGGAGCAGGCCATTGTAGGCTACGGCAACCCGATTTTCGCATCCGATGCTGATCTCACCATTACCCTGACGGACTCCAACGCCACCCAAACGGCACGGGCTTTCGCCCTGAACGTCACTTCCGGGGTATCTCTCACCACCACCCGCAACCTGATCGTCCCGACCATCCAGAAGCCTTACCTGATATTCAACAACACTTCGGGCAGCCAGAGCATCCTCGTCAAGACCTCTGCAGGTACGGGGGTCACGGTGCCAAACGGTGCGCGAACGCTGGTGTATGTGGACGGGACGAATGTGGTGTCGGCAGTCTCGAACTTGCCTTCTTTGACGTTGAACACTGCGCTTGCCGTATCTTCGGGGGGTACGGGCGCATCGACCCTGACAGCCAACAACGTCATTCTCGGCAACGGCACCTCTGCGGTTCAGTTTGTGGCTCCGGGTTCGAGCGGCAATCTGCTGACATCAAACGGCACAACTTGGCAATCTACCGCTCCTGCTGCGGTTAATCTTGCTTCCGGTGTTACGGGAACACTCCCGGTTGCGAACGGCGGCACCGGCCAGACCACCTACACCAACGGCCAACTGCTGATTGGCAACACCACCGGCAACACACTGACTAAAGCGACGCTGACTGCTGGCACCGGCATCACCATCACCAACGGCACGGGGTCGATCACTGTCGCAAACGCGGGGGTGACTAGCTTTAATGGCGGCACTGGCGCAGTGACGGGTGCGGCTACTGATCTTGGAAACTTGGGTGTTGGGATGATGGCAAATGGAGCGGTAAGTGGTAGCACGGTTGCGGCAGGTTCGACAACAGGCTCTTTTCAAATAGCAAAAGGTTTTGATGCTGGAACCCCAGCGATAACATATACGTCTGTAGCGGGAACTTGGAGGAATATATCTGGAATTACAGCAGACTCCACATCTAGCTATGGTCTTGCTACCTTTCAAAGGATTTCATAAATGGCTATCCAACTGATTTCTGCGGCCAATCCTGTTTATGCTGCGGCGGATGGGTCGGCTATTGTTTTAGATTGCGAATTCTCTCATTTTCCGGGTGAGGTTCATCCATTCAGGGCGATGCCGAATGACACTGAAGCTCACGGTAGAGATGCCTATGCTCGCGCCATCGCTGGAGAATTCGGTCAAATCACACCCTACACCGCACCGCCTCCGGTGATTCCTAAAGTCGTTACCATGCGCCAAGCTCGGCTCGCACTGCTGCAACAAAGCCTTCTCGCGGCTGTGGAAGCTGCCGTTGCTCAAGCCGGGGAGGCGGCAAAAATCGAATGGCAGTACGCTACTGATGTAAAGAGAGACAACGCCTTGGTCACTGCCATTGCTTCACAACTTAATCTTACATCACAACAACTCGACGATTTGTTCACGCTTGCGTCGACCCTCTAACAAAGAAACCCATCATGGCCAAAAACTGGATTAAGTCAGCAATCAAGAAACCCGGGGCCCTGCGTAGCGCTCTCGGTGCCAAACCCGGCAAGCCGATCCCTGCGGGCAAGCTGGCGAAAGCAGCCAAAGCCCCCGGCAAGATGGGTCAACGTGCTCGCCTTGCGCAGACGTTGCAGAAACTGAAATAACGAAATGGCCGCCAGAAAATCAAACGCAGCAGTTAAAGCTGCTCAACAGGAAAGCCCTGTTGACAAGGTGATCGGTTTGATCAAATGGGTAGACAACCCGTTTAAACTGTTCACTGTTCTTATCATTGCGACCTTTTCCTTCGTTGGGTTCTTTGCTTGGGAAAGCCGTGAGGTAATCAAGTCCGCGTTTACTGCCAATGACAAGCTGGCTTCCTTGAAGTCTGAGGCTGATCTGCTGGATATATCCACTGCTTTGATCAAGGAGTCCGGTGGTGAAGTTGCAGTAGTTCACCAAGCCAACCTGATGATTAACAAACGTACAACGGTTCTGGCTGCGGATAAAAATGGCAGGAATAAATCCGTTGAAGGCACCGTGACAAGCATCTTCAACGAAAGCCTCGATAGGAACAAGGCTGTGGTTGCCATGCTGAACGGCGAAGTTCTGTGCGAGGACTTCAAGGCATCCTCAAAGGTCGGTGAATGGTTCGTAAACAATGGCGTGACATATGTGTGCCGTGGCTCCATTCCTCCTGAAATTGGCAAACTGGTCGGGTATATAAGCGTTGGTTTTAAAAGTAAGCCGGATGACGTTAACTCAGTAAAAGTCATAATCAATCAATATGCCGCAAAAATGGTGATATTAAAATGATACCTATTGGCGCACTGCTATCAGTCGGCACCAAGCTCATCGACAAGTTTTTTCCTGACGCTCAGGCTGCCGAGGCTGCCAAGTTGAAGCTGTTGGAGATGCAGCAGAACGGTGAATTGGCGCAACTGAATGCCGACGTAACCGAGCAGGAAGAACTGACCAAGCGCCTTCAGGCGGATATGGCGAGCGATAGCTGGCTGTCTAAGAACATCCGGCCCATGACGCTAGTGTTTATCCTGATTACCTACACCGCCTTTGGCCTCATGTCGGCATGGGATATTGAGGTGAACAACAACTACGTCGAATTGCTCGGGCAGTGGGGGATGTTGATTATGTCCTTCTACTTCGGCGGCAGGACACTCGAAAAAGTATTGGCTATGCGTAAGGAAAAGAATGACTCAACTAACCGCTAATTTTTCCCTTGCTGAACTGACTCGCTCCGAGGCGGCTGACCGAAACGGCTGGGACAACACGCCCGACGCGCAGGAGATTGAGAACCTGAAGCGCCTCGCTGCTTTACTTCAGCAGGTCAAGACGGCGGTGGATGGCAAGCCTGTGATGATCAACAGCGGGTTTCGATCAAAGCAGGTCAACGACTCGGTGGGTTCCAAGGACACCAGCCAGCACCGTCTGGGCTGCGCTGCTGACATCCGGGTGCCGGGGATGAAGCCTCGGGAGGTGGTGGAAGCCTGCATCGCTGCCGGGGTGCCGTTCGACCAGATCATCCTTGAGTTTGACTCATGGACTCATATTTCTGTGCCGAACACTCCCGAGTTCAAACCAAGGGGTTCAAAATTAGTTATAGACAGAAACGGAACCCGCCCGTTTGTGTAAGGAGTAGAAATTGCCTCTGACCAAACTTCAGTTCAAGCCCGGGATCAATCGAGAGAATACTTCGTACAGCGGCGAAGGGGGTTGGTTCGACTGCGATAAGGTTCGGTTCCGCGCGGGCTACCCGGAAAAGATTGGCGGCTGGCAGAACATAGCCTCCTCCGGTGCGGGTGCCCTCGGCACGTTTAAAGGGGTGTGCCGCAACCTCTGGAACTGGATTACCCTCAACAGCAGCAATCTGCTGGCCTTGGGTACGGAGCAGAAACTCTACGTTGAGAACGGCGGCGCTTACTACGACATCACGCCGATCCGTGATACGGTCACGATCAACACTGATCCGTTTGCCCTGACTTCTGGCAGCAAGCTAGTTGTCGTCACCGACAATGCGCATGGCGTAACTACTGGAACCTACGTTACCTTTGCCGGTGCAACTGGCGCTGGCTACACGGTCATGAATGGCGAGTTTGAGATTATTCGCATCATCAACTCAAACTCCTACGAAGTCGTGCTTTCATCTAATGCCACAGTTACGGGTTCAGGAGGCGGGGCTTCCGTTACCGCAGCTTACCAGATCAACGCAGGCAACTCCGTTGCCTCTCCAAGCACGGGCTGGGGTATTGGCCCTTGGGGTCGGGACGGATGGGGTGAAGCGTTTTCCGGCACTGCGGTAGTTCAAGAAACCAATGCCCTGCGTCTGTGGTCGCTGGATAATTACGGTCAAGACCTCGTTTCCGCAGTTAGAGAGGGCCCGATCTATTACTGGGTTGCCGATACGACGACCAGCCCACCCCGTGCCGTCACTTTGGAAAGCCTTGCAGATACCGCAGGATACGACGGCGACTTTGTTCCCAACCGCACGTTTGAAATCCACACCTCCGGCGTGCAACGATTTGCCATTTGTGTAGGGTCTAATCCATACGATCCCGGCAACTCAGAAACCGACTTTGACCCGATGCTGGTGCGCTGGTCGGATCAGGAGAATATCTATCAGTGGGTGCCTGCTGCGGATAATCAAGCCGGCGAGATTGAGCTGTCTCACGGCTCTCGTCTTGTCACGGGGCGGCACAGCCGACAGGAGTTTGTGATTTGGTCTGACGGCGCGATCTACTCCATGCAGTACCTTGGGCCACCTTACGTCTGGGGTGTGAACCTGCTGATGGACGGCATTTCGATTGCCTCTCCTAATGCGGTAGTGGGTTCCAGCAACGTCATGTTCTGGATGGGTATCGACAAGTTCTATATGTATGACGGTCGGGTGCAGACCCTGCCTTGCTTGGTCAGGCAGTTTGTATTTGATAACTTCAACGTTGATCAAGCCTATCAGGTGGTAGCCGGTGGAAACGAACAGTACAGCGAGGTCTGGTGGCTCTATCCTTCGCTCAATAGCACGGTCAACGACCGGTATGTGATCTTCAACTACCTCGATAACGTCTGGTATTACGGCACCATCAATCGCACGGCATGGTTGGATTCCTCGCTGCGCAAAAACCCGATGGGTGCGTTTAGTGTGAAGACTTCATACCTGTCCGCTGCGATTGGCTCTTCCGACACGACAATCAACTTGCTCGATGCTTCCAGCTATCCGGCTTCAGGGGTGATTCAGATCGACAACGAGCAGATTTCGTACGCCAGCCGCACTTCTGTTGCCTTGAATGGTTGTGTGCGCGGCATCAATTCGACGACTGCGGCATCTCATCTCGCCTACTCTACGGCGGGTCTGGTGATTCCCAATCAGGTGATGTTCCATGAGGTGGGCAACGACGATCTTTCGACGCCTACAATTACACCAATCGAAGCCTACATTGATTCTTCAGACTTCGACATCGGGGACGGCCATAACTTTGGGTTTATCTGGCGGATACTGCCTGATCTGACATTTGACGGGTCTACTACAGCGGCTCCCAACTTCCCTTCGGTTACGATGGTATGCAGGCCCCGACAAAACTCGGGCACGGCGTACGGGGCTCCTAGCTCACCCACAGTCACAAGCGCACAAAGCTACAACACGGAGCGCGTTTATACGGTGCAGCAGTTCACCGGGCAGGTGATGAGTCGAGTGCGGGGAAGGCAAATGTCATTCGAGATCAGGTCTACTGGACAGGGGGTCGCGTGGCAATTAGGCACCCCAAGAATCGATATTCGTCCTGACGGTCGTAAAAGTTAAATGCCGATCCTCAGAACATCCAAAGCTCCAAACCTCACTAATGCACCTCAGCAGTACGAGGCGCGGCACTACGACCAGCTCTATCGTGAACTGCGGTTGTATTTCAACACAATCGACAATGGCCTCTCCAATCTATTTGGCCCTCGTGGTGGAGACTATCTGACCTTTGCTTACGGTGCGTTCTCAGACTTGACCGATCAGACTGACGGTGACACCACCCGGGCGTATTTTGTTCGGTTTGGTACCACGGATTTGAGTCAAGGCGTGTCAATTCAAAATCGGGCGATTACATTTACGGGGGGTATCGCCGGAACTGTCCTGACAGTCACGGTTGCGCCAGCGGATGGTGCTTTGTATATCGGGATGCCAATCACTGGAACGGGGGTGACTGCAGGCACGACCATCACGGCGTTTGGCACCGGCACCGGACTTACAGGCACCTACACTGTCAGCGCATCGCAGACCGTAGCCAGCACAACCATCACTGGCACGTTGCCAACCCAGATCACGGTTGAGGACGCGGGAGTGTACAACTTCCAATTCAGCCTTCAGTTCGTCAACGCAAACGCCAACGATTACGCAACGAGCGTGTGGTTTCGAAAGAACGGCACGGATATCGCCAATTCCAACAGCGAGTTCTCAAT